ATGGTCAGATAATGGTTGACGTCAAACCGGCTAAGACATTCACCGAAATTAGGCATGAGTCAAAACAGACAATAACCGAAAGATGTGAAAAAGCTAGGATCCTTGCAGGTGATAAAACTAGCGTTTATTGGTGCAATCTAAACGATGAGTCTTCTCTCTTAAAAGAAATGGATACCGAAGCAGTAGAGATATTAGGAAAAATGTCAGTCGATAAAAAAGAGGATATTCTTATCGCTTTCGCTGGAGGAGATATTAAAAGACTGATAACAAAAGCAAAAATGACCAGCATGGGTCTAAACTGGCAACACTGCAATCATACCGTTTTTTTTCCTACTTACTCTTATGAGCAGTATTACCAAGCCATAAGAAGGTTTTGGAGATTCGGCCAAACTGAAAATGTAACGGTAGACATGGTTATTTCAGAAGGTCAAACAAGGCTATTAGAGGCTATTGATCAAAAGACTCAGAAAGCCATTCAACTATACGAAAATCTAACCAAGGCGGTAAATACGCCTTACCACCATCACGTAAAATCATTCGATCAACAAGTTAAAAAACCGGAGTTTATTTAATGAGCACAAAAGACCAATTAGATAGAGAAAATTCAATCTATAATTCAGACTGCATGGAGGTTTTGCCAACCCTGCCGGATGAAAGTGTTGATTTGAGTATCTACTCTCCGCCTTTTGCGGGCCTTTACAATTACTCAAGCTCTGATAGAGACTTTTCCAACTGCGAAAGCAAAGAGCAATTTTTAGAGCAATACGAGTATCTTGTGTCTGAAATGGCAAGAATAACAAAGCCAGGCAGAATAACGGCAGTACATTGCACGGACGTTTTTGATAACTCTTGCAGGCTGTGGGATTTTCCACATGAGATTTTAAAGCTACATATAAAATATGGCTTTGAGTATAGAAATAGAATCACTATATGGAAAGAGCCTCTAAAAGTAAGAATGAGGACTATGGTTCAGTCATTAATGCATAAATTTATAGTTGAAGATTCGACAAGATGTTTTACTGCAATGCCTGATTATGTAATGATTTTTACCAAAAAAGGAGAGAATTCTATTCCCGTCACTCACCCACAAGGACTAAAAAGGTATTTTGGATCCTCGCCAATTATTCCTAACATTTTACAAGCATGGAATAACGCCAACAAATCAGACTTAAACGCCGAGGAGTTGTGGCACCACTTAAATACAGAATTTAAGAACCACAAAGAACCAAAAACCAACAAATTAAGTCATTATATCTGGCAGAGATACGCTTCGAGTGTTTGGGATGATATTCGCATTGACGAGGTATTGCCGTTTAGAGAATGTAGAGAAGAAGATGACGAAAAGCATGTACACCCATTACAGCTAGATGTAATAGACCGACTGGTGGAACTTTACTCCAATGAAAAAGAGGTTGTATTGACTCCGTTTATGGGAGTTGGAAGCGAAGTATACAGCCCTGTATCGCTAGGTAGAAAAGCGATAGGCATAGAGCTAAAAGACAGTTATTACCGCCAGGCTATTGAAAACCTTAAAGAAGCTGACAGTAGGTTTGAAAAAGAAGGTCAGGCCGACATATTTGACGTCGCATAATTTGAAAATATCAACATCAAAAACGGAGATTAAAATGGTATCAACTAAAATGGCTTTAGGCGGTTGGATTTCTTGGGTAAAAAAAGGCGGCGAGATATTGTCAGCCACCGGCATGACTAGACAAGAATCTAGAGATTCTTTAATAAAATTGATGGGTGAATAAAATGGATTACGTAATCATGCCTATCGGTAAAACTCAAATAAATGTTTTTTATGAGATAAACCCTAATTTTTTTGGAAGGGCTAAAAACTGCATCCAGATAATAGGCGCTAAGCATAATGGGAAGGCTATCGACCTAAGCCAAAAGTGGATAGACCACGCCCAAGAGGTCGTCGCTTATTTTGAAGGCGTTTCTTGTGTGCCAAAAGCTTTACATTAATACAATATATGTATATAATGTTTAACACATCACACAAAACCGGAGAGTATTATGAGTAACGAATTAATGGCTACTATGGCCAACAAGTTTGGCATTTCTAAAGATGAAATGCTAGAAAGCCTAGTACAAACAGCCTTTAAGCAACAAGGTAGCAACGCCATAACATTAGGCCAAATGAATGCGCTAATGGTTGTCGCAAATGAATATAACCTTAATCCCTGGACTAAGGAAATATACGCCTTCCCAAGCAACGGCGGCATCGTACCAATAGTAGGTATAGATGGGTGGAGCCGCATAATTAATGAGAATCCGAACTTTGACGGCATGGACTTTGAGCAAGATGAAGAGTCTTGTACTTGTATTATTTATCGAAAAGACAGAAACCATCCTATAAAAGTTACGGAGTACATGAGCGAATGCTCAAGAAATACTGGACCTTGGAAAAGCCATCCCAAAAGAATGTTGCGCCACAAGGCTTTGATTCAATGCGCTCGAATTGCCTTCAGCTATACTGGGATTTTTGACGAAGATGAGGCGGAGCGAATTGTTGAAGGCGAAAAAGATGTGACGCCGAAAGAGCCTGATTTGCCGAAAGAGCCTGAATTTTATCCTCAAGAAGATTTTGACAAAAACATTGATAAATGGGTTGAGCTAATCAGAGACAAAGGCAAAAAAGCCGAAGCGCTAATTAATCAAGTACAGACTAAGGGCTTGCTGACAGAGGACCAAAAGCAAAAGCTTTATGATGCAGAGCCCAGAGTCATTGAAGGCGAAATCATGGAGGATGGCGAGTAATGGAGATTTTAGACTTAAAACAAGGTACGCAAGAGTGGCTAGACGCAAGGAAAAATTACTTTACAGCAAGCGAAGCTCAAGCAATGATGGGCGCCAGCCCATATAAAACCAGAAGCAAGCTATTAAGAGAGAAAGCTTTTGATCTGACCGAGGATAATTCAGGCAAGGAGTTTTTGTTTCAAAGAGGCCATGACGCCGAAGCAGAGGCAAGACCAATAATTGAGAGGGATTTGGGCGAGGAGCTTTTCCCTTGCACAGCTATAAACGGGCGTTATTTAGCTAGCTTTGACGGCATAACAGCGGGAGAGTGTACTGTTTGGGAGCATAAGCTGTGGAATCAAAAGCTTGCCGAATCTGTTGGATGTAGAGAAATACCAGAAACCCACTACTGGCAATTGGAACACCAGCTTTTAGTGAGTGGCGCTGATTATTGCTGGTTTACTGTAAGTGATGGGACAGCAAGCAAAATGGTATCAACCAAGTATCATTCCGTGCCCGAAAGACGATCGATGTTAATTCATGGCTGGAATGAATTTGAGCGAGACCTGGAAGAGCTTAAAAATAAAGGAATGCCAGAGCCTACAATGGATAAGAAAAAAAGCTCAAGCTCTCCTGGTGAATTGCCATCTCTTAAAATTGAATTAAATGGCCAGGTTTCATCCTCAAACCTTTCTGAATTCAAGTCACACGCGCTTTCAGTCATAGATCGTATTAATACAGATTTAAAAAGCGATGATGACTTTGCCAACGCTGAGCAAACTGTCAAATGGTGCAAGGGCGTAGAAGATGCGCTCAAGAAAGCCAAAATTGACGCCTTAGAGCAAACGGCAAGCATTAATGATTTATTCAAAGCTATAGATGAAATTGCCGAGGAGGCACGACAGAAGCGGCTAGGGCTAGACAAGCTAGTAAAGGAGAAAAAGTCTCATCTAAAACAAAGAATGATTAATGAAGCCAAGCAAAAACTACTATCAAGAATAGAAGATATGAATAAGACGCTCGACGGATTTAGTCTGCCAGAGATGGCAACCGGTCTACATGAAGCAGCAAAAAATAAAAAAACCATAAGCTCAATGGAGGACGCGCTTTCCGAGCAAGTATCAAGGGAGGTGTTCAATTATTCTGTGGTTAGAGACATGATGCAAAAAAACATTGACTACTATAGGAAAAAGGAAAAATATCATTTTTTATTTGCTGACATTGAGGGATTGATAAGCAAACATCCTGACGACTTTATTAATCAGATAGACAGATAAAAAAGTGGAAAAGGAGCCCGAACCAAAAAAACAAACAGAGCCGGAAGAGTGGGTTTTTTGTATAGACTTTGGCGTCAAAGAGAAAACAGAGGAAGAGGCTTACAAGGTGTTATTGTCTTTTTTAAACAAAGCGCCTAAAACCAAAATAAAGGTACTATAGTGAAATTATGGGGAGTTGTAGCTTTACACTTTTTCAGTGTTCCGAGGGGGCTACAGTATGACTCCCCGCCTTTTAAATCATCAATCAAAAGGTTATTATTGATTTGCTGGTCTTCGGCCCTTCCCCGGCCAAACTCCGTACCAGCAAAGGCCAAACGCAGCCAGTTGATGGCACAGATAGTGTGTAATGCGTCGGGGTGCTTCCTCGTACTATCAAAGCATTTTTTCAAGCTAGAGCCATTCCCCCAGTGGCGCCTGGCTAGATTTGACCGGCGAAAAAAAGCCGGTTTTTTTTAATTAAAAGCTTTACTTGATAGAGATTATATATATAATAGGTTGTATCAACTAAGGAAACGGAGGTACCTACATTTTTAGGCGTAGATTATGACTATTGGCATGACGATTATGATGGCGAGAATGACTTGGCTGGCAGTGCTGGAAGTGTTGAAGAATGCTGGGAAGAAATAGCTAATATAGAAATTTAAAAGATTAAACACGCGCCAAAGGTCGCGTTGATTGAGTTTTTAACTTTTAAGGATTGAGATATGAATGTAGAAGAATTAATACAGCACTTGGAAAAATTACCAAAAGATAAAGAAGTTTCTATTTTTTGGGACGGTGCGGCTAGGGGTGATGTTGATGGAATTGTAAATGCTGATGATGAGGTAGTAATTGTAGGAGAGTGGTCGATCTATAGAGACTCAGGAAAATATCAAGCATATCCAGAAGATAAAATTGTTTATGGTTAACCGAAAGGTAACAGGAGAGGAACGAAATGAACGAAGAGAATGTAGAGACGAATCCGGTTGACCGCCTTGTTATGCGGCTTTTGGATGTAGAGGTGAGGACATGCGATAAGCATTTATGTAGTGACGGGTTTCAAGAGACTGCCGAAATCGTAAAGTGGCATGATGGCGAGGAAACCTGTCACACTATTGCTGCATGGCGCAAGAGCAAAGAAGGTTACGATTTATATTTTGTTGGTGGGCGACCGTTTGATGCTTGTGATAGCCATGTGTTTTGGAGGCTGGCAAAAGCAGGACAAGACCACCTAGATGATTATTTTGAAGACACGTACGCATAACCAGAATGTTCACAAGTTCATCTTGTGCAACTGGTTGTTATGTTTAATTA